ATTCAGGTAACAACTTTCAACTTAGCTGGGGACCAAGTAACTGCGGTTGCCGGCACACCATTCGATCCTTCGCATGAAGGTCGGGTTTTTACCATAAAGTCAGGTGCCTACAAAGGTGACTATGTAATTCGCAACTTTGTGAGCACGACGGTTATTAACCTTGACACTATTGACGGCTCGTCTTTAGTTGGCGTTGTAGTGTTGGGACTAAGCGGCATTATTAAGCAGCGCTTTGTAGACTTCCCAGAAGACTACATGGACACGCTGTCCTTGGGCTTGCGGCAGCCAGATCAGCCTACAACGCAGCCCTTTAGTTACATTACGCGATGGTTAGATGAGTCACTGGACCTGAGTCTGGATGAAGTATCTACTCCTACGGACATGGTAATTGTTGCCCCTCAAGTGCTCAAACCCCCGGTTAAAGCACCAGTATTGGCAGCAGCAGGTGGAAGCGCCCCAGCAGGAGCTGGTGATTATGACGTGTCTTACACCTTTGTTCGAGGTGGCCGCGAGAGTGCTCCTTCACCTGTGAGTGCCTTTGTAACATTGACAGTAGGGCAACAGGCTAATCTTTCGGCTATGCAGCAATCGGGTTCCACCAGCGGTCTGAATAAGAGGATTTACCTGCGCGGCCCTGAAAGCGATGCTTTCTATTTGGTTTCCAACGGAGACCAGACAGCAACAACAGCAACACTGGCAAACCTGGGTCTTGCAACTGAGTATCTTAGTGAGGGCACCAGGCTACCAGAGCACGAAGGCATGTATCAGCGCTTCCGGCTGTATCCACGGCAGGACCAAGACTACTTGCTGACCCTTCGGTACTTGTTCAGGCCTGCTAAGCTTATTGATGATGCTGATGCACCCATCTTTCCTGCTGAGCACCACGATTACTTGGTCTATAGAGTCTGCCAGGAACTCTTTGTGAAGCACAACAACTTGCCACAGAGTGAGATTTACCGCTCTAAAGCAGACCGCAGGCTTCAAGACATTGAGAACAGATACCTGACAACGCGAAAAAGCACCTTTATCAAGGGTCATTGGCGTCAGACTTCTATGTACCAGAGACCTATTCCTCTTCTTAGGCACATTCCATGAACACCAATCAAAAGTTTGCAGCGCATCTTGTTCAGGGCATTGACCAGCAAGAGCCACCAACACCTCTGAGTGCTTCTCTAATTGAGAACTACACAGTTGATCCTGCCACGAAGGGTTGGGATAATCGTCTTGGCTACGAGAAATACCTCAGCTCACGGGCAAAGTATGGGATTCTTGGAGAACTGGATCAAATTCGGTCCCTGTACATCTGGACGCAACATAACGGAGCGCAACAGTATGTTATTTATGAGTCTGAAGGCAATCTTTGTTTGCTGGATCCAGCAAATAACCGATGCGAACTTATTGACGGCGAACGAACTCGCTACGCAAATAACGATATTGGCACTTTCTATGTGCCTTTTGGCCCTTACCTAATAATTTTAAATGGCGAAGATCGTCCAATAAAGTTCAGGGGATGGCCGTCTAACCGCGATAATGCAAATTCTGCAAGTTGGTCTTCTTATCTTGGCTTCCAGCGGACCCCAGAAGCGCCGTCAGCATGGCGCATTACTACTGACTCAAGTGTAGAAGATATAAGTTATGGCAGAACTTGTAGCATTTTTGCTACCAAGTTGGATACTGAAGACGACTACTCAGAGCGCGGACTTGGTTCTTCTACAGGCAATGAAACTAATAGTTACCAATGGCTTGTTACACAGGTAAGCGACAGTGGTTCTGAAAGTCCTATTAGCCATCCGAGCAATACAATTGAGTGGACAACGCCTAACGCCGACACCTACAACGAGTACCGTTTTATTGGGCAAGTAGATATACCAACTGGAGAATATCCACATGTTGCAGCTCGCAGGCTCTACAGGAGTAAGAGCAACGACTTTACAGGCTTCTACTTTGTTGCCCAAGTGGATAACCCCGAGGAGCCGCTCTTTTATGATGCTGTTGGAGATACTGAGTTGTCAAGTTTGGCTCCCTCAGTCACAGACAGCGTTCCTTTCCCGTGCCCTGGCACAAGGTTTGGAGCGGCGTTCAAAGGGTGCCTGTTCTTGGAAGGAGGGGCTTCGCAGAGCACCACGCTGTTTTACAGCAACCCAGGAAAGCCAGATCAGTATGGGGCGCTAAACTTCCTTGAACTTGGGTCTCGGACAGGCGGCAGCATCACAGGCTTGCACGCTTACTATGACCTTCTTCTGGTGCTTCGAGAGCGCAGTGTTGACGTTGTAACTGGGGATTACTCAAATGGCTTTGTAAGCACCACGCTGATGGAAGGCGTAGGGTCACGCTCCCCCAAGGCTATTGTTACGGTTCCCGAACTGAATGGCGTGATGTTCTTGGGTACTGATGGCGTTTACTTGTACCGAGGAAGCTTAGATGGCGGCTCGAAGATTGGGCTGGAGCGCATCTCTGATCCGATCATGAAGTCTGTGGGAACCTTTACCCGTGAGGCTTTAGGGCGAGCTGTGGCTGTTTACAGTTCTAAGTGGAGAGAGGTACACTTCTATGTGCCTACAGCCGGTGCTCCAAAACCTAATTTGGGGCTGGTTTTTCATACAGACAAACTTGCCTGGTCTTTGCGTAAAGATTTTCCTGTAGGCAGCGTTTCTGTAGATGCAAAGGGTGACATTATCTTTGGCCACAAGACTGGCGCATCTAATGATTACCAGGAAAGCGGGCTGTTTGCTGTAAGCCGCATTCGCCAGCAAGGGTATGGCTTTCAAGCAGACGGTGAAGGTGGATATGTTCCTGCTAACAATCCTCCTTACAACAGCGTCTTCCGGTCTCCAATGCTGGACTTTGGGGATGCTTCGCGCAAGAAGTTTGTAAAGTACGTTTACCTGATGGTAAAGACTTTTGGTGGAGACAATTCTATTCAACTTCGGTATCGCCTGGACCATAGTTATGAGTACACATCTACAACAGACCGCAAGCTTCAAAGGCCAGACCACCCAGACCAAGCGGTTTATGACAAAGCGGTCTACGGAACAGATGCTTGGCAGGAAGGCTTTTTGACAGAGCTTCGGTTTCCTGTGCCCAACAAAGCATGCTCATACTTTCAATGGGAACTCGTTACCAGCAACGATATTGTTCTCATCGGATACCATATAGACTATAGTATACAAGGTATGATTGTCGGAGACGGCAAAGAAGTACCGACGACCAGGAGGCGCGCATGAGCTACATCTGGAAAGAAGGAGAGCCCCGCGCCAATAATACTGTAGATGTTGACGGCTTTAACAGCGAGTACAATGCCTACAAGTCAATGCTTAATGGTGGTTTAGACCGAGATAACATACCGCAAAACAGCATTGGCAATAATGAGTTTAAGTACAGCAGTAGTGCTACGCGCACTGACACTCCTTTTTACAGGGCTGTAACTAAAAACATGGTGCATCCCGGTGAGTACAAGAACTATCGGAACACTGCCTTGGGCAGCCAC